AATAAAAGTCACTCCAGAGTTTGTTTTCTTCAATGTCAGAGAATTAATTCAGAAATATAATAACGTACAGTTCTTATTTGTTGATGGCAGAGAAGAATGCGTCAGAATAATGAAGAAAGTATTTTTTAGCAATGGCGAATATAAAAAATACGACCTACAATTAATGTACGACTTAAAACTACTGTAATATGTGGCACGAAACTACAAAATATAAGAAAAAGACAGAGAACTACAATGAAATCTTCAGACAGCTTCAGGGAGAGCTTGAAGATAAAGAGGCGAAGATAACTCTTTGTAAGTTTTTACGTCAAAATCTTTATTTTACAACTTATTTATTAACAGGAATTAAGTTATCGCCTTACCAAGAGATCACATTAAAGGGAATGTTTAATAGAAACTTCTCTATGTGCGTTTGGGGTCGTGGTTGCGCTAAGTCATTCATAGCTAGTGTGTATTGCGTATTGCAATGCGTCTTCGAGCCTAACACAAAGATTCTCATAGCTGGTCCTACCTTTCGTACAGCTAGAGCTATCTTTAATAATATAGAAAAAATGAGCGAAAGCAAAGGCGCGGAGTTGTTGCTCCAAGCTTTTGGCGCTAAGAGCAAAAGAAATGACCTTTACGAGTGGGATATTAATGGTGGATCCATTAGAGCCATTCCTCTAAGCGGCGAAAAGATTCGTGGTTTCCGTGCAAACATTCTAGTACTTGACGAGTTCTTGTTGCTGCCTGAAGAAATTATTAAAAACGTATTGATGCCATTCCTTGTCGCTCCGCAAGACATGAAAAGACGTATTGATGTGCGCGAAATGGAAGACTTGCTAATCAAAGAGGGCAAGATGAAAGAAGAAGAGAGAATGGTGTTCGTAAATAATTCTAAAATGATAGCTTTGTCTTCTGCAAGTTATACATTTGAGAACCTTTATAAGACTTATCAAGAGTGGGTAACAAAAATAACATCTCCAGAGAGAGAAGACTCTACTTATTTCGTTTCTCAGTTAGGGTATGAAGCTTTACCGCCAGAGATGATAGATAAAACAATTATTGAAGAAGCTCAAAGCGGTGGCACTTCACATTCGGCATTTCTTAGAGAGTATTGCGCTCAATTTACTGATGGCTCAGACAGCTATTTCAGCGCAAAGAAAATGGAAGAGTGTACTTTGAAGGACGAATATCCTCATACTCTTGTTAAAGGAACACCCGGTAAAAAATATATAGTAGGAATAGATCCAAACATGAGCGATTCTCCAAATGCAGACTATTTTGCTATAGCTGTTATGGAGTTGGACGAAGATACTGGAGTTGGTATTCTTGTACACACCTACGCTGGCTTAGGTAACTTGAATAATCACGTTAAATATTTTAATTACATCATGACTCATTTTGATGTTGTTATGATAACCTTAGATAATGCTGGTGCAGACATTTTTATTGATACATGCAATCAATCAGAAATATTTAAGGCCGCAAAGATAAATATTAAGATCATAAATTTTGATGCAAATGCAGAAGGACCAGATCAAGAGATGCAATTGCGAAATGCTAAAGCTCAATACAATCTATCAGACAATAGAATAGCATTTAATCAAGTATTTACTTCTGACTTTATTAGAAAAGGAAACGAATATCTACAAGCATGCATAGACTACAAGAAAGTTTTGTTCGCTTCTAGGACTTGCTCTAACGATAAGTTCTTCGACAATATCATAGGCACAACTTTACCAAAAGATTTGATATTTACTGGGGACAAGGCAGACTGGACTAACTTAGATTTCATAGAAAATCAAGACGACTTTATTTATCAAACAAAAAAGCAATGCGCTCTAGTAGAATACACTACTACTTCTAGAGGAATGCAAAACTTTGATTTGCCTCAGCACTTAAAGAGAGGCTCATCCGCAACTAGGGCTAGGAAAGACAATTACTCGGCATTTATGTTGGCTAATTGGGGCGTTAAATGTTATAACGATATAATGAAACAAACTGTAGAAAATAATACATTTACATTTACTCCAGTAATGTTTTAGTGTAACTTTATAATAGCATGGCTAATTTGATCAGGAGAAAGCAGGTAGATCAGGTAGAGTTTTCGGGCTTCATCGTTGATGTAGGCGACGAAAATTACTATCCATTGATCGGCAATCCTTCTGGTTTTCTAGATCAGTCTGGATTAGATACTGCAACTGGCACTTTGCTTTCGCTTATCAACTTATCTTCTGGTAATTTAGATACAGAAATATTTAATACTGGAGCAGCCGCCAATGCTTATACCAATGGTGTCAGCGGAGCTTTATCAACTAGATTACAAAGCACAGGAAATTATTTAAGTGGACAAATTATTTCTTTAAGTGGTTATACAGTTTCTGTAAGTGGCAATTTATATAATTCTATTACAGGATCAAGCGGAGTAGTAAGCACTAAAGTAGACACTGCTAGCGGATATTTAAAAGCTTACACAGATACAACTTCTGGGCTTCTTCATAATGAAATATTAGCTCAATCTAGCGCCACAGATGTAAGTAATATAGCTAGTGGAAATAATTTTAGTTTTAGCGGCACAAAGACTTTCATTTCCCCTATAACAGCTCAAAGAATAAATATAAGTGGATCACTTACTCCAACATCTATTTCTTTAATTGCTTCTTCTGGAGTGGTTTCAATAGCAGGAAATGCTGGAACTTTTGTAAGTTATTATGAAACTGGAGCTAATGCTTCGCTATGGGCCGTGACTGATTCTGCCGGATTGCCAATGATAGAGTTATTTGATGATTATACTCTAATACTTGGTCATTCTAACAGGCCATCTATTACTTTAAGCGGATTGTCTGGATATGTTTTAATGCAGAACTTACCAAACCAAGCTCAGACTGGTGGTCTTCCTATTGGAACGCTTTTCAGGAGTGGAAACTTTTTAATGATTACATAACATGAGAAAACCAAAAATTCAAGAGATCAAACCAATGATGACTACCTTTGCGGCGACGACGGAGAATTCGCCAGTACAGGCTCGTAGAAATTTGGCTGGAGACATTGAGAGAACAGATAGGTTTTACAATATCGACTATGGTCTAGTGCCATTCAAGTATTCTCATAACTTGCAGAATAAGAGCGGTCTTAATGTCAGAGACGCTGTTATTTTGTGCCAAAAGGCTTATTACAATTTCTCTTCTTTCAGAAATGTTATTGATTTGATGACAGAGTTTTCTTCTAGTAAAATTTACTTTACTGGAGGCAATAAGAAAGCCAGAGATTTCCTAGATGCTTTATTTAAGAAGATAAATATTGATAATTTCGTAGATAAGTTCTTTAGAGAGTATTATAGATCTGGCAATGTATTCATTTATAGGTTTGACTATAAAGTAAATCAAAGTGACATCTCTAAAATCACTCAGGTATTTGGTTCGGAATCTCTTGCTGCAACTTCTTTGGAGCTTCCATCCAAGTACATGATATTGAATCCAGCAGACATTCAATATGGTGGCAATATCTCATTTGTTGGAGGCAATTATTACAAAATACTTACCGATTACGAGCTACAAAGACTTCGTAACCCAACGACTGACGAAGACCGAGAAGTATTGAAGAGCTTAAACGAAAAAAATAAATTAAATTTACAAAAGAAAGTCCTTTCTGGTGCTGGAGCCTACATTACAATTCCTTTGGATACAGAGCAAGTGTCTGCTGTATTTTACAAGAAGCAAGATTACGAACCATTCTCTGTTCCTATGGGTTTTCCAGTTTTGGAAGACATCAACTGGAAGCAAGAAATGAAAAAGATGGACATGGCATTAACTAGAACAACTCAACAAGCTGTTCTATTGATCACCATGGGTTCAGAATTGAAGAGCGGAGCTTTAAATATCAACCAAAAGAATATTGAAGCTATGCAAACTCTTTTCCAGAATCAATCTGTTGGCAAAGTTCTAGTTTCAGACTTTACTACAAAGGCTCAATTTATTATTCCTGATATTGCTGCTATTCTTGATCCCAAAAAGTACGAAGTAGTTAACACAGACATTCAGCAAGGCTTGAATAACATTCTTGTTGGTGATGAGAAGTTCTCTAGTACAAGTATCAAGACTAATATTTTCTTCCAAAGACTAGAGCAAGGAAGACAAGCTTTCCTTAATGACTTTTTAGTGCCAGAGGTCAAGAGGCTTTGCAAAAATTTAGGATTTAAGAATTTCCCAACTCCTCATTTCCAAGAAATTGATATAAGAGATGGTTCCGTTTGGAATAGAGTGGCTGCTCAATTGGCTCAGCTTGGAGTTTTGACTCCAGAAGAAGCTTTGCAAGCTATAGAAACAGGAAGACTTCCTGATCCAGAAGAGTCTTTAGAGTCTCAGAAAAAGTTTAAGACTTTGAAGGACGAAGGTCTTTATGCGCCAATAGTTAATGGCGCTGGCGCTGCTGGAGGAATTAATACTGGAAGGCCTACCGGAGCAAAAGCTCCTCAAACTAGCAAAAACGTATCTCCTCCCGGCTCTGGTAAAAAAGCACCAGCAATAGCTTCTTACTCAATGAAAGAAATATCTAAAACTTTCAAAGAGTATGAAATGTTATCTGCAAAAGTAGAAGAGTTTTTAAAGAAGAAGCATAAAAAGAAAACCCTTAATCAAGAACAGAAGACCGTAGCAGAGCAAATAGCCCAAAATATTATAATTAATGAGGAAAAACTTAATTGGGACCACTCTATTAAAGCTTATTGCGAAGGAGAAAAACAAGACAACCCAGAGAAGATTGCTAAACTATTAGACATATCAGAAGAACATAATGTCGATATTTTTTCAGCAGCTATATTAAATATTAGTCAAATCTCTTCTGAAAAAGTGTAATATTTAGCGTTATCTTAAAATGAATCTAGAAATAGAAAATGGAAATCAGAACAGAAACCCTGAATTGGCAGGCTTTTTTGTTGATTTCACAAAGAAAGACATCGGCTTGATTGAAGGAAATAATTCGTCTGCCGAAGGAGAATTGACTAGGAGTAAGGCGGGCAGGCTAAATATAGAAATAGAGGCGAAAAGATCTGGCCCAAAAAGCTCTTCTCAAACGCCAGCTAAGCCATCAGAAAGAAAAAAGGGTTCTTCTAAAAACGAACCCGGTTCGGCTGGTGAAAAAAGCTCTGACGCTATTTCTTTTTCTAATAAAGTCGTCGAGGCTTTAAAAAACAAAGTAAAAGAACATAACGCGAAACATTCTAGAAAAGTTTCATTATCTCAATTAAAAAAAGTATATAGAAGAGGCGCTGGAGCTTTTAGCTCTTCTCATAGACCTGGTAAGACTAGAGGTCAATGGGCTATGGCAAGAGTAAATATGTTCTTAAGAATGATGTCTGGCGGTAAAGTGAAGGATGCTTATAGAAAAGCAGACCAAGATGTGGCTAAAGCCTCTGCTGATTTCTTAGATGTGTCAGACTCTTGGGAGCCGGAGGAGCAAGATATAGCTCAAGCTATGATAGATGTGGAGTCTATTGGAGATTTTGATTTTGAAAATGTAGATGAGCTTTATCTAGAAGAGTATTCTGGCGCTGAAAAATGGTTTGAAATTTGATTATGACTTACAACTATACTACAACATTTAGTTCTGTTCTAAAGCCACTGGTTTCAGAAGAGAAGGATAAGTATTTGGCATTAGCATCTCTTATGCAAGTTGGGAATTTTATTCCTAATGTAAATACAGAGAAGAACGTTGATCTTTTGCCTATTGCATTTAATGCTGCTGTAGTAAATAGAGTAAACAAGAATGGCGACGTTATCGATACCGATACCGCTATTGCGTCATATAAAGACTTTATCAACAAACCAATCAATATTGAACACAATAGAGAAAAAATTGTTGGTGTTATTTTAACCGCTGGGTTTAGTGAATTTGGGTCAGACATTTCCCTTTCGGAAGAGCAAGTCAAAGACTTGAAAGGACCATTTAATATCACTCTTGGCGGCGTAATTTGGAAAATAGCTAACCCTAATCTTGCTGATAAGATAGAGGAGTCTAGCGATGCTACTAGCGACAAGTATCAGTCGGTAAGTGCAAGCTGGGAGCTTGGCTTCAACGACTACAATGTAGTAATGATAGATGGCGAGTCTAAAAACATAGAAGATGGAGCGCTGATTTCTGACGCAAGCCAAATAGAGTCTATTAAAAATAATTTAAGAGCTTTTGGCGGATCAGGCAAAGTAGATAAAACAAAATCTGTCTATAGAAAAGTAATTGGTAACGTTGTTCCGCTTGGAATTGGTCTTACAGAGACCCCTGCTGCCGATGTAAAAGGCATTGCCACGCTTAAATCAGAAGCTTCTGTAGAGATTAATCAAGAAAATATTTCCAAAATAGATAATTTAAATGTAAATACAGATAACGATAATAAAGTTATGAAAATTACTAGCATTAAAGACATCACTGATGAGAATTTGAAGCAAGCTACGGCTTCTCAAATTTCTGATCTTATTGAGCAAGAGCTAAAGGTGGCTTCCGAAAAATACGCCGCTGAAAAAGCTACTGTTGAACTTTCACTTAAAGCCGCTAATGAAAAGCACGAAGTTTTGTCTGCCGCTCAAGACGCTCTTCAAAAAGAAGTCGCTGCTCTTAAGGCTTCACTCGAAGCTGTTGAGTCTGAGAAGCAAGCTATCTTGGCTAACGAGAAGTTTAACGAGAGAATGAATGCTTTCGATGCTGAATACGATCTAGATTCTGATACAAGACAAGTTCTTGCTTCTGATATTGCTGGTCTTGATGATGATTCTTTTGCCGCTTATAAGAATAAGATGGCTATTTTCATGAAAAATAAAAAGAAGGGCGAAAAGAAAGGCGAAAAGGAAGAGTCTAAAGAGTCAATGAGCTCTACTGCTTCCGAAGTAATCGATCAAGCAGCCGCTAATGGCGAAAAGAAGGCAGCGGTTATTCCTGTTACTTCTACAGCCTCTGAAGATTCACTCTTCAATAAATACAAAAAAGCTTTTGACTACGACGAATTCGTAGTCGGATAAAACACATAATACAACATAAGGATAAAATATGCCCTATAAACTAAGAGGTTTTAGAGATTATGATGAACACGATGTACTAAATCTGTTCTCATACGACACAACTGGTTTGTCCGCTGGTTCAATCAACATCACCAAGGGAGCCTTGGTCAAGATTGCTACTGGTTGGAAGAACTACGACTCAGGCGTTGAGCTTGGCGGTGGACTAGAGTTCATCGGCAGCGCTGGTACGCTTTCACCAACCAACGTTGTTTCCCAACGTTATGGAGTAACCGCTAAGGTTGTCGCCAGCACCACTGGAGAAACCCCAATCGGAATGATGCTCTATGATGTCAGAGACACAGACGAGAATGGCGAGCTACTCAAGTATAAGCCCCGTAAGGCTGCCGAAATGCAAGCCGTAATTCCTGGACAAGCTGTTCCAGTAGTTACCCGTGGTATTTTCTTGGTACAAACCGTTGGCGGAACACCTACTGCTGGTGGCACTGCTTACGCTGGTGTAACTGGAACAATCACTGCTTCCACAGGAACATTCCCAACTTCAAACGTTGCTATCGGTAAGTTCCTCGGAGCTGCTGATACTAATGGCGAAACCCTCGTTAAATTGGCCCTATAATATAAAGGATTAACATGAGAATTAAACTAAAAAATACACCTGAGCAAGTTGAGCTAATCAAAGCCCTTGGCTCTAAAAACAGATTGGTCGCCGCTGAAGCTTCTGAAGCTTTCGCTGCTTTCCTCGGACCTGTTATTCAAAGAGTTATTTTGCAAGCTGGCACAGCCTCTCAGATTTATACTGATGCTCCATTCGATGAGAATGATTCACCCAGCTATCCTCTTGACCTCTACTACCAAGAGTTAAATAACGGTTATGTTAGCGTTTGGTCTCAAACTCTTGCTGGAGGCTTGCCTTCTGCTCAAGATGTTTCTGCTATCCAAGAGCTAAAGATCGCTACTTATCGTCTTGACAGCGCCGTTTCAATCAACAAGAGATATGCTCGCCAAGCTCGCTTGGACATTATCGCT